CTGTCTAAGAATTCGTATCATGGAAAAATAGCAGACGCTAAAGCAGCAAAGTTATTTAAACAATTCCAAAAAGGAGTTATACGAGAACTTGCTACATGTTCTAAGATTAACCGTGGAGTAAACGTAGAAGGTTTAAACTTTGCAATCTTAGAAAGTTATAACAGTAGCGTAACTACAGCTATTCAAAAACGAGGAAGGCTAATGAGGTTAGAACCAACAGAAACAGCTACATTTTATATTATGATGCCTTATTATACGGATCTTAACGGAAAGATTAAACCTACAAGAACTGTAGAATGGGCAAGAAATATATTTAAAACAGTAAAATATAATGAACACGAAGTTCTGAATTACTGTTCAAGAGAAGTCACTAAATAATTATAAATATATGAAGTATACTAAAACAGAGTTGATAGAATTACTCTTACATACAGGATTAATAGTTCCTGTAAACAGAGGATATCTTATCAATTCCAGATTGCAGGAAATAGCCAACACTAAACATGTAGGTAATTTCTGTAAAAATTTCCCAAAAAGGTACAAAGGGTTAACAGACGAAACAATTTATGAACACTTATTAAACTCTTGTAGTATACCAACTATGTACTCTAAGGATATCAAATACCATCTAAGAACAAAGTCTGTAGAAGCAATGCAAACACTTAAGATGATATTACGAAATCCTATTATAGATTACATCAGATTTATTGAAACAACTACAAATTTTTATGCCAGTGATATGGCTGTACCATCATTCTCAAATTACCTAACTAAAGGAAAATGGGAACTTGTATATAAAGACACTGACCATGGGAAAGAAGAGGAGTATAGTCGAAAGGGAGCTGTTTGATAAAATCAGAAAAACCTTAGATACAGAACCAACATATGTGCCAAATCCTTTTCCCCGGCTTGAGAACAGATTTAACATATATTCCGAGCAATATATGTTAATTGGATCCATACCTGGGGTAGGTAAATCAGCTCTCTTAGACCATATAATTCTACACACCATTCAGAATTATCCTAAGAATATACATTTTGAAACTTTGTATTATTCCATGGAAAGACCCTTAAATATTAAATGGGCCAAATGGTTATCATGGAAAATATTTGACAAAGAGCAGTTAAAAGTCACTGTTAAAACAATACAAAACAAAGACAGAAAACTGAACATCAAACAAGTAAAGTACTTTGAAAAGTATAAAGGTTGGCTGGAAGATGTATCTAAATACATAGATTTAAGAGGTGGGGTAAGAACTGTAAAGCAGATAAAGGATGATATTGACGCTAAAGCCAGAAGACTCGGTGTACATTATCATTCTGATGATAAACTTATTTATAAATTCGATACACTGTTAGGAGCTTTTCCACGTGATAATTATGTAGATACTAATTTTGGAAAGAATTACTACACTACTATTAAAGAAAACGGAAAAGAATACACCTTATACCAGAATGATAACTTGTTCATAACAAAGAAACCTGTTATATTACTAATAGTGATAGATCATATTGGTAAAGTGAAAGGTGAAGGAAGTAAGAAACAAATACTTGATGATTTAGATCAGGTACTTGCAGATGCCAGAGACAAGTATGGCTTTAGCCCTATAGCAGTATCTCAGTTTAATCGAGGAATAGGAAACATAGATAGATTAAAGTTCTCTAAAGGCGATTTAAGCCCTATACTGGAAGACTTTAAAGATACGGGTAATCTAACTGAAAGTGCAGATTTAGTATTATCAATGTTTGATCCCGCTAAGTACAAATCCTGGGATACTGCCGGGAAATACCTGGGCTATTCAATAAGAGATGGACTAGTTACAAATGGAGGAATTCATCGCAGTAGAAGTCTACACATTCTAAAGAACAGTTTAGGTGCAGATAAAACTACTGCATTACTCATGTTTACAGGGGAAAGTGCTTACTTTGAACAACTTCCACCTGTATCCGATACAATAGCCTTAGAAAAGATTTATAAACAAATATCGAAACAGAAATAATGGAAATACCAAAAGATGTAAGAAAAGCACCAAGGTCAGAGCCAAGGAGCCTGTTGATTTATTCAGCACCTAAACTTGGCAAAACCAGCATTGCAGCTCAAATTCCAAAATCTCTTTTAGTTGAGATGGAAAAAGGTGGAGCAGATGCAGTAGACGCCAGGGTCATGGAAATAGATAATCCTAATGACCTTAAGCCTTTGTTCACAATGCTAAAAGCAGAAAAAGGTATAGAAGTAATCGTACTTGATACCTTATCCAAAATGGATGAATGGAGCGAGATTACAGGTACTGAAAGTTACCAGCAAAAGCCACAAGGGAAATCATTTAATGTGGCTAATGGTAAAAGATTGCCAAGAAATCACCCTTCATGGGACTCAGTCCACTCACTTGGACAGGGCTTTGGATATCGTTACTCTCGGGATGAGATGAAAACATGGTATAATCAAGCTATAAACACCGGTAAAGTAGTGATATTCTTAGCCCACATTAAGGACAAGTTTATTGAATCTACTTCAGGTGATGTAGTGGAAACTTCAGAAATTGATCTTACCGGTAAAGTAAAAGGAATGCTATCAACTCGTATCGATGCAATAGCTTCGTTAAAACGGGAAGGAAGTAAGTCTTATCTTGTGTTTGAACATATTAAACAAACAGCAGGCTCAAGATATAGTTACCTGAAAGGAAGAATTCTTATCGGAGAATCTGATAAAGAGGGAAATTTAACAACACATTGGAAATCAATTTTTCCAAGTTTATTTAAATAAATATTTATTTTTAATCGTAGCATACGCTACACAATACATTAATTTATGGCATTTCTTGAAATTGGAATTAATAACGGTTGGAAATTGGGTCCCAACACAGAAGTAACAGACAAAGGCGGTATTAAAGTACATTTTGTTAAAGGTAAAGCAATTACATCAGCTTTAGCTATGATGGAAGCAGATGATGAAGATATTCCGGATGAGAGCACAGTATTCGTATTTCCCCCTGACATTACAAACAAGAAAGGTGAAAGAAAAGATGCACTTACAGTAGGTAAAATCTTCAGATCTAAGCACCTTTTGTTTAAGAAAATCTTTAAACTGTATTTTACTGAAGAAGAACTAAAGAAAGACTTTCCTGTAACAGACATCTATAAGAAGTTTGATATCACAGAGGAAAATCAAGAAACAATGTTCACAACGGATAGTGTAGTGAAAGAAATGTTTAAGCAATTAGGTAATATGGTTATTGCTTTTGTAAAGAAGCATGATTTACCTAATAAAGAGGCTTTCCGGATTAAACTGAAACGTCAAAGTGATAAGAAAGCATTTGCTGACTTAACGCCATTTCCAGATAGAGATAACTGGATTGAGTTGATGTCTATTCCAGAGGATATTTCCAAAGTGAAATTCTCTAAGTGGGAAAGAGATCAAAGATGGGACAATACAACAATTCCTACAGATACGATAGTTGAAGAAACCAGCTCAGACTCTACAGGAGATGATGTACCCGAATTTGATGACAAAGCATCAGACGATTTACCTTTTGACTAATTAAACTCAGGCCGGGCAGAACATCGCCTGGCCAAAATGTTAACATATGTTAGACAGAATACTGGATGAAGACACAATACTAGAGAGAGTAGATGATTACAGTATTTATGCTTATTACATAGAATTTGAACCAGAACTAGGAAAAGCGTATAATTCTCCTATAAGAACTGACGATAAAATACCGTCATTTTCGCTACACGAATATAATAAAAAAATATTCTTTAAAGACCATGCATTAGGGGAATCAGGCACTGTATTCAAATTTGTAAAATTATTGTATATAAAGACCATGCATTAGGGGAATCAGGCACTGTATTCAAATTTGTAAAATTATTGTATAGCTATAATACGCTTTTAGAGGTCTACAGTAAAATAAACATAGACTTCGAACTAAATCTTACAGGAGGCAAAAACCTTCCTAAGAAGAACAAAAAAGCTACATTAGTTAATAATTTTAAGAGAAGTACTTTCGTAGGTATAAAGATCAACTCTAAAAAACAACACAGTAAAGGCTATATAGATTTTTGGAATTTACTTGACATACAATCTAAGGTATTAGAAATGTATCATGTAACAGAACCTGATACAATAGTAATGCAATACATTGATTGCCAAAAACCATTCTATCCAAAAGAACTAACGATAGCTTACAGGATAAAGACTAAATACCAAATATACTTTCCACATAAGGAAAAGGGTAAGAAGTTTATAAATAATTATCCTTC